TTATTTCTTTTCCGTTTGGGTGCCGAAGTAGAAGGCCACCACGGTGGAGGCAATGATCATCACATTGTCCGCGGTGATGCTGCCACGGAGCGCCAGCACCGCAAAGACCCCGATGACCACCAATGTCACGATGGTCTTGACCTTCACCAGGGCCGCCAGGTTTTTCAAAAATTCCATAGCTTCTCCTTTCTGAATAGTTGAAAGTGTAAAGTCAATAGTGATTCATTTTCAACTTTCCATTTTCAACTTTTCACTTTAATGTGGCTTGTGGTAGGCCTTCAGGTCGGTGATGTCGTGGCGGCACTCGGCCATCTGGCCCTCCAGGATGTAGGTGCGCTCGATGATGTTATTGTGCTTGTTTACCTTTTCTTCCAGCCGCTGAAGCCGGTAGTTGGTCAGCTTGGACGCTGCCAGGATGCCCAGAAAGGAGCCCGCCAGGGTCCCCAGCAAGCCCAGCAGCGCTACGATGATCTCCGTCTGCATAGGCCGCCTCACAGGATATCCATATGCACGAAATTTTGATCGATGGCGTAGCAGTACCGAATTTCCGGCTGCTGCTTCACAAATTCCAGCACCTGGGCGGCAGACCTGCCCGCCACCCGGAAATCCATGGCCTTGCCCACCCTGTGCCGGGAGCCGGGCACACCGCCAACGGCGGCGTTGTGGGCTTCGCAGCGCAGGCCGCTGGATACGATAGCGGCAGCACCGAAATGCGCTCTTACCCGGTCAGCGGCCCGGAGCAGGGGCTTTCGCACCATGCCGGGCCAGCCGCAGCCGCATTTGCAGGCGAACTCTCCGGGGGCGAAGTGGCCCACGCCCTGCCAGTATGCCGGGCTTTGGGCCATGGCACGCCGGGTTTGGATACCGGCGATGCCGTCGGCAGCCAGGCCCTTTTCTTCCTGCCACCGGGCGGTGGCAGCTTGGGTCTGCGGGCCTGCCAGGCCGTCTGCCGTGATCCCCAGAAGCTCCTGGATGCCACGGATCAGCTGGCAGGAATCGGCCTGGGTCAGCGGGCCGAAGCTGCCGTCGGCGGTCAGGCCGTTGGCGCTTTGATAGTCCTTGGTGGCCTGCCGGGAAAGGGGCCCCCAGCTGCCGTCGATGCTGCCGCCGTAGTAGCCTAAGTACCATAGCTGCCATTGCTTTTGTTTGATGGTCATAATTCCTCCTTTCGGGCGACCGCAAGGGTCGCCCCTACACATTCTATGGATGACCCTCCCCTACACCACGCCCGTGCGCAGGCTGTGGAGCGTCATATCGCCGCTTCCCTCCAGGCGCAGGCGGTAATGTTGGCAATAGCGGCAGCGGGGCATGGCGGTCTGCGTCCGCAGGCCGGGCTGACTCCAATCCCCCAGCACCTCCCAGGGGCCGTCATCATAGCTGACGGACAGCTTCGCCGCCGCTCCGTCCCCCAGCTCCAGGCACAGCTGCACCTGCTGCAGGGCCTGCTGCCCGGCCAGGCACTGCCGGGGCGTTTCCAGATACCAGGATACCGTCTGCTCGGCGGCCCTTCCGATATGGGAAAAGCACAGCACCCTGCCACCGCTTCGGCAATAGAGCTTCCCATCATAGGCCGTAAAGTCCGCCGCGGACAGGTCATCCTCCCGGTGCCACAGGCCGCCGGCGGTGTCATAGACCAGCAGATGGGTCTGCGTTCCTTCCTCCAGGGATACATAGTAGCGGCTGCCGATACCGCCGCCTTTGGCATTGCGGAAATCCCCGGGCAGGACGCACTCCATGGTGCTGCCCCCGGCGTAGACCATGATGCCCGTGGGGGCGCAGTAGCACAGCTTCTCCCCCACCACCGCCAGGCTCCCGGCGCAGCCGTTGCGGACGCCCCGGCAGGGCCGGCTCTCCACCCGGAAATTGTCCGGGGTAGTGCCGGTGACCTCCAGCAGCCACTTTTCCTTGAAGAACAAGGGCCGTTTGCCGAAGGCCACAGCCCCGGTGAACGCCCCGGGGACACCTACCTGGGCCTGCCAGGAGTCCGTGTCCGCGCCGCCGAAGCTGAGCCAGTTTTTGCAGTCGCCCGCCCGGCTGCAGTAGACGGTGTTGACCCCCTGCTCATAACAGCAGCCCCAGAGCCGGTCTCCGCAGGCCACCACGAAGTCCATATCCGGCATGGTGCGCTCCACGGTGACGGTGACGGTCTCAGCCTGGCCGATGATTCCATCCACCACGATGTAGTTCTGCCCCCTTGCCCGGACGGTCTTGGGGCCGGTGACGCTGCCGCCGTAGAGGGTCACGCCGTCTCCGGCGGCAAAGCTTTTGCCGATGCCCGTGCCCTCCAGGCGCACGCAGGTATCCGGCACGGTGACCCACCGGCCGTTGGGGCCGAACTGCCGCAGCACCGGAGGCGACACGGTGGCATCCACCCAGTATTCGCCGCAGACCGGGGCGGCGGGCTGGGTAGTGCCGGCGTAGTTGAGCGTGTAGACCTTGCCGGAGCGGTCGCACAGGCTGCATTTACATTCCGCCCGAGCGGTGACCTCGATGCTGCCCCAGCTTAAGTCCAGCACATTGATGTACTTCTTATCCGGCAGGATCAGCAGCTCCTCCCCCAGAAGCACAAGCTGCTTTTCCCCGGGGGACAGGCTCATGTCCTGCCGGAAGATGCTGATGAGCGCGTCAGCTCCCTGGGTGACGCACAGGTCATCCCCGGCGGTAAGGCCGGTGATGCCGGTCTCGTTGGTGTAATAGTGGCGCACAGGCCGGGTGGCCAGAGTGCCGTCGGGCAGCCAGCGCAGATTGCCCATAGCTGTTCCCGGCCAGCCGGTAAGCTTCAGCTGCTTCACAGGAACACACCTCCCCTTTGGGGCACATGGGTGCGCTGACGCTCCGCCCGGAAGGCAGCAAAGGCCTTCTTATAGCGCTCCATGGCGGTGTGATAGCCGGCGGTCACCCCGTCGTGATAGTCGATCTGGGCCTCCATGTAGCGCAGGTAGGCGCTGTCATAGGGCGTCGGCAGCAGCAAAGCAGCCTCGTCATCCGCGCCGTAGGCCGGGGCAGGCAAGCCCAGCACCCGGGCCGCGGCAGCATCCACCTCGGTGAGCCAGCGCAGCTTGTCGGTGCGGGTGTAGCGGTTGGGCTTCAGGGTATCCACCCGGCCCAGGGCCTCTGAGATCGTCATAGATTCCCTCCTTTCGGGCGGATGTGGGCATCCGCCCCTACCTTTCAATTTTCAACTTATTTCGCCAGGAGCTTTTCCACTTTCTCATCCAGGTAGGCCTGGGCGGCCCAGGCCCGGTGCAGCTCATCTGCCACGGCCTTGGGCACGGTGGACGCCTTTCCCCTGGGCAGCAGGTAATTCACGCCGCCCACACTGACGAATACATTGGGCTCATCCCCGGCGTACCCCTTGGGTACGAAAATCTCTGCTTTTTCCATCGTTCACCTCAGATCAGGGTATCAGGGTATTGGCTTCATCGGTGGCAGAGAAGCTGGTGGTGCTCATGACCCGCAGGACCCGCTCGGGGTACAGGATGGTAGCGCCGTTGGTCTCCAGCTTGTAGCCGATGGTGGAATACTGGTTCAGGGGGCCGCCGATCTCGGACTTGTCATGGACGATGACCTGCAGGGCATCCTCGGGATCGATAATGCCGAAGGCATCCTTGCCGAAGAAGAAGGTGGCGTAGGTAGCGCCGCCGCCGAAGTTCTGGTAATTGCCGCTCTTCAGCACGGGGGCCATGGGGTTCTCGATGAAGCGTACGCCGTGGAGCTCACCGATCTCGCCGTTGAAGATGGCCTCGGGGCTGGCGTACTTGTGGGCCTCCAGCCAGCCTGCGCACTTGCGCAGCTCGTAGGCCACGCTGGGGTGGATCACGGCGTAGTAGCGGCCATTGATGGTGGGCACCCGGTCCTTTTTCAGCTTGGTGGCTGCCTTGGCCACCATATCGGGGGTCAGAAGACTTGTGGCCTCAGCATCGCATCTCATAAACTCACAGGCCCCGGGGGTGTTGATGTACGCGCCATCGACGAGGCTGATGTTGTCGCAGTAGAGCACATTGGTGCCGGTCATCAGGGCATCCCGGATCAGGCTCTCCTGGGTCTCGGCGGCGGAGGCGCCCATCTCCTCGGTGGCTGCCAGGATCACATCGTCATAGGCGTTCATTTCCAGCCGGTCGGACACGGCGGTGTAGGTGCCGTACTGGTTGACCGTGCCGGTCTTGGTGGACAGGCCGAACTTCTGGCCGTCGGGCACAACGCCCTCGGCAAGCTGCTCTGCCCGGTCGAAGGTGTTCCACTTACGCCACTGGACGGTCCGGCTGTTGCCCGTGGGCAGGGGCTGCTTCTTGGCCAGCTGGGTGTAGAACATTTCGGTTCTGGCGTTTTCCAGCAGCTCGGTGTCGTAAAAGGCCTGCAGGGCCTCACTCAGGCCGCTGGACTGGATGGTAGATACATTTTCCATAGATTTTTCTCCTTTCGTAATTGAGCAGTTAAAAGTGGAAAGTGAAAAGTGGAAAGTTAAGGTGTCGGCTTTGCCGACGATTTCAATAACTTTCAACTCTCAACTTTCAACTCATCAGGGATACAATTTCTCCCCTCTTGCGGCAGCGGCGCGGATGGCCTTTTTCAGCTGTTCGCGCTGCTGTCTGGATGCGCGGCTGTAGTCAAAGCCCGTCAGGCTCGCTCCCCAGCCGGCATTGCCGTTCTCGGCAGGGCGCATAGCCCCGGCCCGGACGGCATTGCTGAGCTTTTGGGATGCTTCTGCCACCGCCGCGTCCACCATGGCCTGGCGGTGACCGGCGAAGTACGCGTCCTCCACCGATACCCCCAGAGCGGTCAGCCGGGCAAACACCGGCTCCTGTAAAGCCTCTTGAAGGTCGAACTCCGGCAAGCGCTCCTTCAGCCGTCTTCCCTGCTCTTCCAAATCCCTTGGGGCGGTAATGGCGGCGGTAAGGGCTGCCAGGTCCTTTGTGCCGTAATGGGCATGCAATTGCTTCAGAGCCGGTGCCAGGAGGGTCATATCCTCCTGGGCCTGCCTGGCCTCCTTGACCCGGGCGCTGACGATGGCCTGCATCCTTTTGTTGTACTCCGGGTCGGAGAGGATCTCCTCCCAGGAGGGTTTTTCGGCAGCGGCGGCCTGCCCCTCATTCGCCCGATGCTGCCCGGCGTCGGCAGCCATAACGCCCGTAAGATGTTCGTTTTCCATAGTTCCTCCCTTATGTAATTGACAATTGCCGCATAAGCCTCTGCCTGCCCTCGAAGTCCATCAGCTCCAGGCACCGCAGGGCAACCTCCCGGTTCTCCTCCTGGAAGAAGCCCAGCCCATACAGCCGCAGGGCCAGCTCATTCTGGCTGGCGCGGGTGTAGGCGTTGTGGCGCTGGGCACTGACGCGGATATCGAACACCGGCACCCGGCAGCCGAACACGCCCCCCTGCTCCTGGGGCTTCAGGGCGGTGTTCTGATAGCTCAGGTACTCCACCGCGCCCCCGGTGCCCAGGATGCGAAACTGCCTGGGCAGGTCATAAAACTGCCGGATCAGCTCGATGCACAGCTCCACCACCTGGGAAAAGGCCCGGTAGGAAGCCAGGATCGCATCCCGGCTGCCCTTGCCGGAGGCCTCCTGGAGGGCGGCGATGGCAGAAGCCGCCGTGACAGCGGTGGAGACCCCGGTGGCAGTTTCCGTGTTGCCGGAGGTCTGGCGCAGCTCATCGACGGTGGCCCGGAGCACATCCACATACACGCCGTCCAGGGTGCTGTGCTCTACCCGCTTGAGACTGTCATCACTGAGATTTCCCGCCACATGGACGATGGGCCTTGTCAGGTCCAGAAACTCCTCCTCATTCACCGCCCCATCCGTCCGGGCGAAATACCGGGGAGTAGCCCCCACCATGGCATTTTTCAGGAAGGCGGTCTTGAGCATGTCGATCTCCGTCTGGGGGTTGCGGCACAGGTCCACGAAGCCATAGCCGCAGGGGCTTCCCTCAATGGGAAACAGCGCATCGAACACATAGGGATACAGCCCGTGGTCGTACAGCCCCCGGTCTGCCAGGGCCGGGTCGTTCTCCGTGGCGTAGAGCACCGTCTCGCCCACGAACCTGCAGTAGTGCAGCGCGCCGCCCTGCCGGTAGTAGACCTCGATGACGGTGGCCTTGTCCGAGGTGTCCACCCGGTCATCGTAGAGGAATTTGGTGCTGACAAAGCCGTTTTCCGCAAGGCGGATGCCGGGATACTGCTCCTCCAGGGCCGCCTTGGGCACCAGCTCCGTGTGGAAGAAATAGCGGCTTTTCTGGATGTCCGTCAGCCCCGGCTCCCAGAAGATGTTCAGAAGATTCACCCGCTGGATGCGGATGTCTCCCAGACCGCCGTGAAGCCCCGCGTCCCACACCACCTTGTACACCCCGGTGCCGGTCTTGAGCTTCTGCCACATGATGTCGGAGTAGACGCTTTCAAAGCGGCTGTGCTCCAGCACGCAGGGCACGATGGCGGAAAGCCGCTGAGCCTCGGTCTCGTCCGATGCCTCCCGGGGCAGGATCACCGGCTCGGGATAGGCCTCCACCGCGTCGGCGTGCTTGCTGACGATCACATTGTGCAGCCACCCGGAGCGGCTGACGAAGCCGCCCTGGTCATCCACCGGGCCGGCCCTTAGCTTCCACCAGCTCTCCGAGGAGACGATGCGCCTTTCCGTGGCGGCCTTGCCCAGCTTGTAGCCCTCCAGGATGCGGATAAATTCCCGCAGCCGCTCCTGCCCAATGGGCAGCTCTGTTTGTTCCATATAAAACCTCCTTTTTTGTAGGTTGAAAGTTGAAAATTGAGGTGTCGGCTGCGCCGACTATTTCCATAACTTTCCACTTTACACTTTCCACTTTCAACTCTTTAGCGGGTCTTTCCAAATCTTCAGTTCCTCCGCCGCCCTGGGCTTCACCGGACGGCTCATGCACAAATACCGCACCTCATCGGCCACATGGTCCTCCATGTCCGTGTCCACATCCTCCGGGTTGGTGGGGGAATACCGGAGCATGGGAATGGTGCGGATGAAGGCCTTGCAGGTATTGAAAATATACATGCCCGGATAGCCGTTTTCATCGAACTGCAGCCGGTAATGGACCTGCATCCAGCCGGGGATGCGGCGGTTGTCCCCGGGGGTGAAATAGATGCCGTACCGGGCGGCGGTGTCGGCGATGCTCTCCCCCCGGGAGGTATCCCAGATGGAGGGGTCGGCGACGCCCTGGATGTTGCGCCCCCTGAGCCAGGGGTGGGTGTCCTCGATCTCCCGGATTCGCCTGAATTGCTGATCCGGGGTCCAGCGCACCCCCTCGTTGGGGGTGCCGGTGCAGCCGTACAGCTCCAATATCCGATACAGCACCCCATCGTAATCCACCGCCCACCAGCCCACGGAAAAGGGCTTGTTGTAGCCAAAATCGTAGGAACGCAGGATGCTCCAACCCTTCTTCTCCCCGCTATTCAGGTCAAAGGGCTCGATCACATGGACAAACCTGGAATTTCCGTTAATTTCCGAAAATTCTCGGTTTTTCTCGGTTTTTAACGGAAATTGCCGGAACTCCTCGAAAAACTGCCCCTCGTACACATCCCACCGGCCCTCCAGCCACGCCTTCTTCAGCTTAGGCGGTAGCTTTTCCAAGCTGCGCATGTACTCCGGCTGTGCCGCCAGCAAGGCCTGATTGTCGGTGCAGAGGGCCTGGATGAAGGCGTAATCCTCCGGGTGCTCACCCTCCCGGAAGTCCCGGTCGATGAACAGCCGCTTAAAATATCCATGGCTCGGCCCGCCGGGATTCAATGTGTAATAGGTACGCTTGGGAAAATCGTTGACTCCCCGGACGCAGGCATCGATCTGCACCAGCCACTGCTCCGGAAACTGCCCTGCCTCGTCGGCAAACCAGATGTCATACTCCGCGCCCTGATACTGGCCCAGATCGGCATCCGTGGCGCAGTAGCCGAAGAAGATGGTGCTGCCGCTGGGAAAGCGGAAGAGCTTGTCGGACTTGTTATACTGGGCAATGCCCTCCAGCAGCCCCATCAGGGGCAGAATGTGGTTGTTGAATAATTCCTTGTAGGTCTTGCGGGTGATGAGCACCTTGATGCCCGGATACTTCAGGCACAACAGCACCGCCTTCCACCGCACGAACCAGCTTTTGCCGCCGCCCCGGGCGCCGCCGTAGGCAACATAGCGCCGCTGCTCCAGAAGCGCCCGCTCCTGCTTGCCGTTGGGCAGCGGCATGGTAAGCGTCTTGCTTTCCAGCCATAACACCGCCTTTCTTAAGAATTGACAATGGACAATGGACAATTGTCAATTATTTCTCTTTCCTCCAAGGCCCCCTTGCCTAAAGGGGGCTGTCAAAAAACTCTGATTTTTGACTGGGGGATTGTCATAAATTCTCGTTTTTTACCGCTTTTTACCGCGGGCGGATGTGGGCATCCGCCCCTACGGTCTTTATTACAAACCGTTAAAATCCGTTAATTTCCGTTAATTCTCGTTTTTTCTCGGTTTTTACCGGTTTTCACCGCCCAAACAGCTCCGTCTGTCCCTCCAGCACCACGGTCACCGGCTTCTGCTCCTCCACCTTTGGCACTTGGATATCCCGGATGTCCTTCAATGTAGCGGCGATCTGCCGCAGGGCCTGGGTGCTGGCGGTCTGCGGCTCTACCTGCTCCACCATGCTGTCCAGCTTCACAAGCAGCTTCTGCGCCACCGTCCGCAATAAGGCTTTCTCCTCCAAATAACCACCCCTTCTTAGTAAATTGACAATTGACAATGGACAATCGTCAATTATTTCTCTTTCCTCCAAGGCCCCCTTGCCTAAAGGGGGCTGTCAAAAATCTCTGATTTTTGACTGGGGGATTGTTATAAATTCTCGTTTTTTACCGGTTTTTGCATAAACTGCACAATTTCCTTGCCACCGCCATTCTGGCATCCCACCACTGCCAATAGGCCGGGCATGGCCTGTGGCAAAACGCCTCCGCCCAGCAGCCGCTGCACACGCCCTGGGTCAGATACCGCCGCACCGCCTCCGGATGCGGATAATAAAATTTATCATCCGAGATCTGCCATGTGTATCCTGTATCCTTCATAACGCTTCCTCCTTATCTTTTGTACCCCAAGGCTCCCTTGTGTAAAGGGGGCTGTCAAAAATCTCTGATTTTTGACTGGGGGATTGTCATAAATTCTCGTTTTTTCCCGCATTTCTCTTGGATAGCCCGTAGCCTCCATCCATCTTACAGCCGGATGCTCCGGAATTTCCCGCAATCTGTTCATCCCTCTCTCAACACCCTTTCAATGGCCTCAAGCTCCGCCTGACCCAGGACACCGGATGCGCCCTTGGGGACGGTATCCTCCCTGGGGGGCTCCAGATAATGCTTTTCCGCCAGCCACCGGGCAGCCCTGGGGATGAACTTGCCCCCCTTTTCCGCCCAGCGCAGAGAATTTTTCCAAAGGGTCAAGCCATCCATCAGCTGCCAGATCTCCTCCTGGGACAGCTTCAGCCTGTCCCAGGCCTGCGCCGCCTTATCCTGACCGATCTTCACCGGATACGAAGCCCAAAACTCATAAAAATATGCTTTCTCATGCAGGGGGTGCTGCTTATCTTCCTCCCCCTCTATCTCATTCTCATTCTCTTTCTCTATCTCATTCTCTTTCTCCCTGGAACTATCCTGACGGCATCCTGACGCTATCCTGTCCTTATCCTGGCCGTATCCTGCGCGCATGTTCTGACCGTTCTTGGCACCTGTTGCTTTCTTTCTGCTGGTATCCAGCGTGGGCTTGCACAGCAGGAAAAACGCCCATTGGCTGGTGCTCAATCCCTCCGGCTCGCTCTCATCCAGAGCGTAGCCGATGATGGCCTCCAGGATGGGCAGCCTGTCCCGCTTGGGCACGCCCTTTACCGCCTCCCAAAAGGAGCGGTAGAATGTAAATTGACTTCTTTCCATGTCTCCCCTTCCTCTGTAGGGGAGGGTCTTGACCCTCCCGCATATCGTCCCCTTTTTCGTACTGTTTCTGTGGTATAACAATATCACCCCGCCAGAAAATAACCATTGACAAGTACCCATACGCGTACTATAATGTACACAAACAAACCATTCAGTACTCGAATAAGTACCGCTCACACCCATAGTATAGTACTTGTTTGAGTACCTGTCAAGTACCTTTTGTACTCGTTCGGGTATTTTGGCAGGATATACAAAGGTTGGGGGTACTCATATGGGAACTTTGTACGAAAACATCATGGCGCTTTGCCAGAGCCGTGGGATCAAGGGCAGCAAGCTGTGCGCGGACACCGGCATCAGCAAGGGTCTGCTGACGGACCTGAAGATGGGCCGCCGCACCGGGGTCTCCGCGGTCACCGCCCAGAAGATCGCCTCCTACTTTGATGTTTCCGTCGCCCACCTGCTGGGCCAGTCGGATGTGCTGGACGACATCGACCTGGCCTTTTACGGAGAATACAAGGAATTAACTGATGAACAGAAGCAAACTGTCCGGGACATGGTCCGCGTCCTGCGCTCCCGGCAGCCGAGGGAGTAGCCGTGTTTGAACTATCGGATTTCTATGCCTATTGCCAGGACAAACGGATCCATGTGATCCCATACGAGGGCGCGCCCGCCCCGGGGACTACCCTCCGGGACGGAGAAGCCTGGGCGGTATTTCTGGACTTTTCCCAGATCCGCTCCACCCGGCTTTTGCGGGGTGTGTGCCTGCATGAGCTGGGCCACGCCGCCACCGGGGCGCTGCATAAGGTCAGCAGTCCCTATGAGCTGGTGGAGCGCAGCGAATACCGGGCCCGGAAATGGGCGGCAGAGCGGTTTTTGACCGCCGAGGACTTCCGCACCGCCTTCCGTGAGGGCTTCACGGAGCTGTGGCAGCTGGCAGAATACTTCGACCTGCCGGAGCAGGAAGTAAAAAACGCCCTGACCTACTGGTCAGAGCGCAAAGGCATCGACTTTAATCAATTGTAATTGCGGGCGGGGGCAAGCCCCGCCCCTACATGCACCCCCAATGGCGTCCGTAGGGGCGAACTGTGTTCGCCCGCAAAATAACCGCAAAAAAGCACCCGGTTGGGTGCTTTTTCTATATCAGCTTTTTCTGCCGCAGGATGCCTTCATACAATCCATCCACACACCGGCCCGCCTCCACATAGCCCCGGCTGGCGTAGTAGTCCTCCAGGGCCTTGTTGCCCACGGCGGAGTCCAGCCGCAGATAGGCCATGCCCTGTTGGGCGGCATACCCCTCGGCCTCCTCCAAAAAGATGCTTCCCACGCCCTTTTCTCCCACCTCCGCGGCGAAGTGATGCAGATACAGCGCCGATGCCGGCTCGGTCCAGCGCGCATCCTCATGAAACAGGGCACCCACGCAGACCAGCCGCCCTGTGGTGGTATCCTCCAGAACGAACAGCTCCCCCATCAGCCGCCGCTGCTCATAGTAATCCAGAGGGTAGCGCTGATCGTATTTGGTGGTGTTCCACTGCCGGATGCCCACGGTATCCATCCAGGCCACCCGGCGCATGATGAGGTCAAACACCGCCTGCACCTCCCGGGCCGCGGCAGGTCTGAAGCGAAATCTGTTTTCCATAAAGCCTTCCTTTCGTAAAAAATGACCCTGCCTGCGCAGGGTCATTTCGTCCTATTTTAGTCCATGGGGCGCATCGTTGGGATTTCTCGTGAATACTCAAGATAAGTTAAGCTCACTTGAGATAACCTCCGATTTCACCCATTAACTAATTCTTTGTAGTTTCGATAAGTTCCGCTAAGTTCAGATAGCGGAAATATTTGTGGTTTAACTTGTGGCTTAAATTGGTATACGGTTTTCATTGTTTCTCGAACCGAGCCATACAAACACAAGCGATTTACTGTAGTGCATTATATCATAGAAAACCTAAAAAATCAACCTCTACCGACAAACTCGTGGGCAGAGGTTGAAACTTTTTAACTTTGTCTTCGCCAATCCTGGAGCACCGGAATTACTTCCTCAAGCTGTGTCAATGAATCTACACCCGGAACCGCAATCACACTCAGACCAGTCATCCTAAAGATGATGTCAGCCTTCATAGGTCCCTCAGTCAGCAGCAT